AGCTCGGTTACGCAGTAGTCGCCTACTTGAACGGTAACCTCTTCCTTCTCGCTAGCGGTGGACTTCGAGGCGGTTACAGCGAACCGAATCTTAAAAAGCTTGCTCTTATTGGCAAAGAGTACAAGGTCAAACAAATATTGGTCGAAAGCAACCTCGGCCTCGGGATGTTCTCGGAGCTTCTCAAACGCTACCTCGGCGTGATTTACCCCTGCTCTGTTGAAGAGGTCCGACACACAAAACAAAAGGAAGTCAGGATTATTGACACCCTTGAGCCTGTCCTTAATCAACACCGGTTGATGGTTGACACGGACGTAATCACTCAAGACCTTGCCTCCACAGAGTGTTATCCAAGCGAAACTCGTTCCCAGTACCAGCTCTTCTTCCAGCTCACCCGTATTACTAAGGAGAAGAACAGTATCCGTCATGACGACCGCTTAGACGCTCTGGCAATGGCTGTCCAGTACTTTACGGAGTCCATGGCTCAAACGGAAAAGCAAGCCATGGATAGACGGTTAGCTGAACAGTGGGAGCTAGAGAGGAAATTCATCCAAGGAGATAACGGTCTCTCCATTGACGCCATTGGATACGCAAGATCACTAGAGGACCTTCAGAAGGCCTCTATGGCCTCTCTAGGGGGTGCTAACTGGTTAGATACCTAAAACACCCTACAGGGGCCTTCTAGGGGCTTCTAGAGGCCTCTCAGAGTGCATACGGTATTTAGAAGGCCCTTAAGGTGCATACATCAAAAACAGCCACCTTTAAAACTGACCCCTCAAGGTGCATACGCTCTTGACAAGTGTATATATAATATTTTTATAAAGGTTTTAAAGGGCTTTTAAGAGGGGTTTTTGTTGTTGTCTTTTAAAAGACCCTCTAGAACAGTCAAATAAGGTATGTATACTGCATAGGCCTCTAAGCCAGGTCCATGACCGTCAAGCTGGTTACCAGAACAGACAAAGCAGAAGAACTCCTTGTCTATATGGCAAGAGTTAGTAACCCAGCTAATCAGCTAAGTAACAACAACAATGAACGGTTAATTAATTACCTTATTAAACACAGACACTGGTCTCCCTTTGAGATGTGTCATTTAGTCCTGGAAATCAACACCACTCGATCTATAGCTGCTCAAATCCTTAGACACAGATCGTTCTCGTTCCAAGAGTTCTCTCAGCGATACGCAGACGTTAAAGAACTTGGTTACCCAGAAATTCCTCACCTCAGAAGACAAGACACCAAAAACAGACAGAACTCTATTGATGATCTAGATCCAACAACAACTCAGCTCTACTACAGGCGTATTAATCAACTGTTTGAAGAATCCCAAGACCTCTACAGAGAGATGGTCTCTTCTGGTGTTGCTAAAGAAACAGCTAGAGAAATACTCCCTCTTGCTACTAAAACTAAGTTGTATATGTCTGGAACTCTTCGTAGCTGGATTCATTACATCGATCTAAGATCTCAAAACGGAACTCAACTGGAACACGTAAATATTGCTCTCCAGTGCAAAGAGATCTTTTGTAAAGAGTTCCCTACAGTAGGTAAAGCTCTTGGCTGGCTCTCAGATGGCTCGCAACTACCGTAAGGAATACGACAACTACCACTCCAAACCGGAGCAACGGGAGAACCGTAGTAGCCGTAATAAGGCTCGTAGAAAGCTCGCTAAGGCTGGTTACAACCTCAAAGGCAAGGACGTAGACCATAAAGACGGTAACCCCCGCAATAACGGGCGTAAAAACCTTCGTGTGGTGTCTAAAGGGTATAACCGGTCTAAGAAATAGTTGAAAGGGGTTCTAGAGGGTTCTAGAGGGTTCTAGAGGCTCCTCTTTTTTTATTTTTGATGGGTGAAAAGGTTTTGCTTCAGATTTTTGAGCACTAGTTACCGCATAGGCGGACGGTTTTACCCCCGGTGGGGGATATGGCGATGCCTATATAGGTATATGCCCTTTATGACGCTAGACGCATAGGCCCATAGAAGCATTGCTAACCCGGAATCGTTATGAGTTTGGATAGGCCTATGTCGGAGTCGTTATGAGTTCGCGGAGAGGGGCCTGGGAGGGCCTGCAGCGGGCGTCAGTGGCGTTTATATATGCGCGAGCCCTCGCCCAACTAGAGAGGCCTTCTAGAGCCTTCTAGAGCCTTCTAGAGCCTTCTAGAACCCTTTACAATCCCTTCAACATCACAGCTTGTGAAGTTGTAGCGCTCGTCACTTGCGGATCTGGGCAGGTCTGGCAATATCCGCTCGAGCTCGCTTTGAGCTCTTTTCCTTTCCTTTCCTTTTCCAGAATGAATTACCACTCTTCAGCCTTACTAAGGCCAGATGACGCGTGGCAACAAATAGCCTACGCGGTCCAGATCAAGGGCTACAGAACGAAGCAAGAATATTTCACGCTCGCAGTCTTCAGAACCTATTCAGATGCTTATGACTTCCTGCAATCTTTCCCGTTCTTTCCTGCAGGCTCTCTAAGGATTCTGGATAGCTCAGGAATTGTGATCTATCGCAAACGATTTGCTTTTGCTCAGTCAAAGCATCGCACGGGGTCTACGGCCTGGTGGATGGATCAATCTAAGGAGATAACGCAAAGGATTCATAAAACTGAGCCGAAGTTGCCTCGCTTCTCAGTTATGAATATTGCCCGTAAGTCACTCCGGAGCTTTATCAAGTGACCTTTAATCCTTACAACGATTCTGCATTTTATGCCTACGCTGATTGGGCTCTAGCTCAGGAGATCGCGTGGGATGAAGAGCAGCAAGAACTAGAAGAACTCGAAACTCTGGAGGAGATCGACCAGTGACTACGTATCACCTTTCTAAAAAGTCCAGCAACAAGAAACTAGGAGGCCTGCCAGCATCAACAACTAGCGCCGATTCCTGTCCTACAACTTGTGGGCTCTATCACGCTTGCTATGCAAAGAAAGGGCCTCAGTCGTGGCACTGGGCAAAGGTCTCAAAAGGGACCAGGGGAGACAGCTGGGAGGGCTTTTTACAGAAAGTAGAAAAGCTTAAGCCTGGCTCTCTATTCCGTCACAACGTATCTGGCGACTTACCTACTCTTAAGGGTTTGGGGTTGCTAGATGTAGTGAAACTAGATCAGCTGCAGTGTGCAACAACAAATGCAAACGTAGGTCTTTATACCTACACTCACTGGCACACAGACAACAACTTTAAAAAGCCAAACCTAGACGCAATCAAGCGATTCTCTCAGCCTGGTTTTGTCATCAATCTTTCTACAGAAAAGATAGAAGACGCTTGCAAATACAAGCGGCAAGGGTTTGACGTTGTCATCACTGATTCAACGGTGTTCGAGTTAGCAGTTCGAGCGCTTAAAGACAACGGAAGGCCTCTGTATGTTGCTGATTCTCAGGATCTAAACAATCCGCTTAAGGTCATCCCTTGCCCTGAGCAATATACCGAGAGCGCAACTTGTGCCAGCTGTAAGCTATGCGCTCGAGCTAATAGGAACTATGTCATCGCGTTCAATCAGCACTAATGAATCGACTCGCTAGGTATTACGAGCTCATCCTTTATTCCGCTTGCTTTTGTGGTTTTGCTTTAGCAATCCTGCTTCGCTAGTTCTAATCCTGAGGCCTCCTGAATTGGGGGCCTTTTCTTTATATCTAGTTATTGAGAATGCGTCGCAATAGCAGTAGGACTCTATGCGGTTATGCGTCTATGCGCATTGAGACATAGAAAACTATTGATACTGCTTCTCAATTGCATTTGGTGGGAGGGGGCTGGGTCGGCTTTCTTTACTACTATCACGCGGCCCCCCATTGGAAAAATCCAGGTACCCTAGGTTTAGATCAGAAGGGGTATATCCCACAATGACACCAGCCAACGCCAAGGAGAAGTTCTACGGTCCTCTTAAGCAAGTGGCCACACAATATATTCCTCTTCTGATGGCGAGGATGAGGGTTCTTCAAACCAGAGCCAACGGTGCTCTGATGTTTCTTGAAGACGAAGAACTGGAAAACGAACCGGAAGGCATTGTGGCTGTTGCTGAGGCTCAAAGCCAGTTACACAAAGCAGTCCTAGAAGCAGGGATGTGCCAAACATTGGTAGAAGCGTTTGCTGATTTACTTGAGGGTGAATACCAGAAGATCAGGGACAGTGAGTGCTACTACCTCAATGAGGCTGGTGAGCTGGAGTCTCTGTATGAAGATCCTGAGAGGGGTGTTTAAGCCTCTCTAAGACCTCTTCGACACCGAACTGGTGGGTGTACCCCAAGATCACATCGAACACGGCTTGTAGGCGCTCTGGAGCATCGATCAGAGAGTCCTTGAATCTCTCGTTCTCCCAATACGCACAAGCACAGGCTTTGATGATCTCATCACGAAGAGCTTGATCACACATTGCTGTGAGTTCTTCGTCTGTGTATTTAGTTGTGCCAGTGTCTGATGACACCAGCGATGATGAAGGCATTTGTTGTGATGTAGAAGAGTTCGAAGAACAGACGTTCTCTACTGTTCATCAAAGACAAGTACTACATCACCACAGAGTTTCTCAATGGCAGTCATATAACCATCCCAGAAGTCTCGTTCTGAGTCACGGAATGAACCTTTGTATTCAGTACGAGCGTACTCATACTCCTCAACAATGTTCTCTGCAGAGATACAGAGGGTTTCATTAGTCATTGTTTGGTTTCCCAAAAGAGAGGTTCTTGATGGTAGTAGAAGTGTTCAGGATCAAAGTAATCATCATCAGTTGCATCAGCATCTTTAATGATTCTTTGAATGTCTTTAAAAGAAAGGTCTTTTTTGTTGGTTTCTTTAATGGTCATTTAAGAAGGTTTAAGAGGGCCTTTAAAACAACAACAACAAAAGCCTTTTAAAAAAGACTTTCAAAACTTAATTAGAAGAGTCTGTTGCTGTGGTTCTAAAGGGCCACTTTAAAAGCTGTCCCAAACCTCTAGCAGTGCTGTATGCAACTCCGTATCTTCTGTGAGTCCTTTTCAAATCCTGCTAGATGCAGATCCAAGGCGAACTGGTTGGGTACATCCCCAGCTTTTACGACACTCCAACCTTTGAGAACGCACCGTGCGATTTCCGTCTCAAGGTTCGAGTTCAAGACGCAACTGAGATCGTTGATGAGATCTCGAAGGAGTACGACCGTGCCTGTGATTGGTATCGGAATGAGACTGGTAAGAAAGCTTTCTTTGATCCTCCGTTTGAGATGAACGAGGACGGCAGTGCAGTGATCAAGTTGACTGCAAAGCTGGCGTATGAGGAGTTCCCGTTCCCTGCTGTGGACAGTGAGCTTCAGCCTCTTGCCAAGGACCTGTACCTGAAGCCTGGTACCAAGGTCATCGTGGCTATGAACCCAATGTTCCACCCCAAGCGTTCTATGCGTGGTGGTCTTCGCTTGTGCCCTAAGGGTCTGCAAGTGATTGAAGCTGTGACTGCTACCAGTCGAGACAGTGGTGATTTTGATATTGCTGCTGCTTTCACCAAACAGGCTGGGTTTAAGCAATCCAAACCAAACGTTCAGGAACTTGCTACTATCACGGGCGACGATCCTGACTTTTGAGTAAATGGCCCGACGATTCCACAAGTACGGCAAACGCCAAGCTGACGGATTTCGTTCGGGCTTTGAAGGTCAAGTAGCTGATGACCTCAACAAAAGCGGGGTGTACTGGGAGTACGAGCAACACAAGTACAACCTCGTAATCCCTCGTAGCTACACCCCTGACTTCGTTTTAGATAACGGAGTTGTGCTGGAGGTCAAGGGCTACTTCGACCAGGAGGACCGGAGACTCATCAAGCTGTTCAAGGAGCAGCATTCTGGTGTGGACATCCGGATGGTCCTGCAAAAGCCGCATCAAAAGCTCAGTAAAGGCGGGAAAAGCTCCTACGCCGACTGGTGCAACAAACACAACGTGCCCTGGTGTGAAGGTCCCCACATCCCGACCGATTGGCTGCTATAGTCTGATCGGAAAAGGAACGAAGGACCTCCAGGGCTGAACACCTTGGAGGTCTTTTTATGTCTCGCGTTGTCGGCAGGTTGAGCTGCCCACGGTGTGGATCACGCGACAACGTTGCTCTCTACGACGATGGGGGACAGCACTGCTTCACCCCTAGTTGTGGTTACCACCTTTCTTCCTCTTTCCAGATGCCCATCAATGAAGTTCACACCAGCCAAGAGATCGATCCAATCCTTGGTACTTACAAAGCCATTCCAAGCCGTTGCATCCCTGAAGAGACTTGTAAAGCCTTCGGGTATTTCAAAGGTGTTTACGGGGACAGTGAGGCGTACTACTGGCCTATCTACGACAAGGAACGTCGTCTCACTGGGTACAAGATTCGTAAACCGAACAAACAGTTCGTTCAACACGGCTCCAATCCTGACAATACATTTCTTGGGCAGGAGAAGTGGGGATCAGGAGGAAAACTACTTGTTGTGTTTGAGGGTGAATACGACTGCCTTTCCTATGCAGCAATCAGGAAGACCTGGCCGTGCGTATCACTACCTAATGGTGCTGACTCTGCGGAGAAGTGCATACGATCTAACCTCGATTGGCTTCTGAAGTTTGAGGAGGTCATCCTGTGCTTTGACAACGATGAGCACGGACAAAAAGCTGTACAGAAAGCTGTACAACTGCTTCCTCCCCGTCGAGGGAAGATCGGCAAGATCGATGGCTACAAAGACGCCAACGAGGCTCTTGTAGCTAGCGACAGCAAGGCCATTATGCAAATGGTCTGGACGGCTGCTGAGTACGAACCAGACGGGATTGTGAGCGGTAGCAAGCTGCTACAGATTGTTCTCGAAGACCCCAAGGTAGACAGTGCGCTGTATCCGTACAAGTTCCTTAACGACAAGCTTCACGGTCTCAGGAAAGGGGAACTTGTTACGGTGACGGCCGGTTCTGGAATTGGGAAAAGTACTTTTGTATCAGAAATTGCGTATGACTTATTGGTTAAACAAAACGAAACCGTTGGGTACGTTGCACTGGAGGAAAACATTCGACGTACTGCTAGGCGTTTTGTCGGCATGGAGCTCGACTACCCAATCCACATTGATCGCGGCCATTTCACCGATGGACAAATCCAAACCGCTTTTGAGGCAACTCTTGGAACGGGCAGGTTATACCTGTACGACCACTTTGGCTCTCTTGACCCTACCGTTCTGCTTAACCGTATACGCCATCTGGTTACTGGTTGCGGGTGCAACTGGATTGTCTTTGATCACCTGTCGATTCTTGTTTCAGGTCTCGACCAAGGTGACGAACGCAGGGCGATCGATCAAACGATGACAAAACTCCGAAGCTTTGTTGAAGAAACAGGCTGCGGAATGCTTCTTGTGTCACACTTACGCCGTCCTTCAGGAGACAAAGGCCATGAAAACGGAGCTCAAACCTCACTATCACAACTTCGTGGCAGCGCTGCTATCGGCCAACTTAGTGATATCTGTCTTGGGCTTGAGCGCGATCAGCAATCTGACAGCGAACAAGATGGAACAGTTATCCGAGTGCTCAAAAATCGCTTTACCGGGTGGTGTGGTGTATCCGGGACCGTGAAATATAACGAAGCAACGGGCAGAATGTTGGAGTTTAAAGACAGCGGTAAAAGTAAATCCGCCGAGTTTGATGATTCTTTTGAAACCGACTTTTGACGTTCACGTTTCGGAGATGAACTCGCTTAAGGTCACGGCTCTGGCTGTGACTGAAAAGGCGAGGAGGTATCTCCAGTCCTTTTTTAAGTCCAATGACTCCTGCCACCAGCTTCCCTACGAAAGACTCGAGGACTTCCTTGACTACTGCTACAGCAGGCGGCTTGAGTTCTTCCTCGACGATAACGTTCGACGTGGAGACGAATGCCCTCAAACCGAGGGACGTGACTACGATTCACTGCTGTGCCATCCATACGGGGAACCAGACGCAGCTGCTTAAGGATCCAAAAGAATGGCTGGAGATCCTTGAGAACGCGGAGGTTTTAGTCGGACACAACATCATTCAGTACGACATCCCTGCGATCCAGCAGGTGTACCCCGACTTCAAGCCAAAGGGAAAGCTGATCGACACGTTGATCTTGTGTCGGATGCTGTACCCAAACATCCTGGACATCGACTTCAAGAAGAAGTGGGAAGGGATGCCAATGCAGCTTTACGGCCGTCACAGCCTTGAGGCTTATGGCTTTCGTTTGGGACACAACAAACGACACGCAGATCTAACTGATTTCAGTGAGCTCACCACTGAGCTAGCTGAGAGATGTGTCTGCGATACGGAACTAAATGTTAAGCTTTGGCACAGGTTGCAACCTAAGGCCGAAAGCATCCCTTGTGCCGTAGACCTTGAGATGAGATTTGCAAGTCTCATCGCCCTGCAGGAGAGATCTGGTTTTGCGTTCAACGTTCAAGGGGCGTTGGAACTAGAACTAGAGATCAATGGACAACTGAATACTCTCAACGAGCGCTTGAGACAACGGTTCCCGTTCGTTGACGGAGGGCTCTTCACCCCCAAGCGAGACAACGGACCTCGAGGGTACGTGGCTGATGCAACTATGTGTCGCCTTGTGGATCTCAATCCAAACTCTCGGGATCACATTGCTTGGGTGTTGCAGAACCATCTGGGGTGGAAGCCAGATGAGTTCACCGAATCGGGTAAACCCAAGGTGGATGAAACGGTTCTGTCGAAGATCCCTGGAGCTGAGGATTTCGTTGAGATCCTTACGCTGCAAAAACGTTTGGGTCAACTCAGCACAGGCAACAACGCCTGGTTGAAACTCGTCGAGCGTGAC